TGCTTTAGTCTTGCCTTTGCGAGCAACGCCATCAGCCGATTTGTGACCAGCAGCCAAACCACCATTTGCCATGCGGCGACCAGGACCTAATTGCATGCCAAAACTTTTAGTTGCTAAGGCAGGTCTCGTAGACTTTTTTGCAGTTGAAGATTGCAGCGCCTGTTTTACTCCAGGAGGAAACCCATAAGGAACAGCACTGCCGCCCATACCCATCTTCTTAACGCTGCCGCCCTTCTTCATGCCGGCCTCAGCCATCTCATGCTTCAGCATAGACTTAGGAGCGCCCTTCTTCTTCATGAACGACACTTCCTTCTTCATCATTGCTTTTGACTCTTTCATCTCGCCACCTTTTGCTTTCTTGGATATACCAGCTTCGGATAGGCCAATTGCAATGGCCTGCTTAGGGTTTGTTACCTTTTGACCGGACGAAGACTTCAGCTTTCCGGCTTTGAACTCGCGCATCACTTTGCCAACTTTCATCTGCGGATTCTTCATACCATTCTCCCGCGTGTCTTGCCCTTAGTAGCGCAACCGTCCGCACGCTTAGATGCAGACGATACCTTGCCACCCTTCTTCATCTGCGTAGGCTGCCCTGATGACGCAGTAGGCTGAATGTTGAACGTCTGATTAACGCCAGACTCAGGCTGTGTCGTAGACGCTACCGGCTGGTTGCCATAGAAAGGATAAGTGGGCTGCTGGGCAGCTATCTCACCACCGTCTGCATATCGCTTTTTCATACCATTCTTCCTTTGGTTTTGCCCCGAACGGCGCAGCCATCAGCGCGTTTGGAAGCAGATCCGACCATGCCGCCGCCAGCCTTCTTTTCTGTTTTTGGCTTAGTTTCGCCAGTCGCAGTGCGATAGCCTTGCTCGGTCAGCGCATCCATCTTCTTGTACAAAGCATCCAGCTCTGGCACAGATTCGCCACGCGCTCTGCGTGCCTCAAGCTCTGTAATGCGAGATTGAATTTGAGACATATCCATTAGCAAATTCTCCCGCGAGTTTTGCCACGCTGGGCGATACCGTCTGCACGCTTAGATGCGGAAACAGAACCGCCTTTTGCAAATCCTGAGTAGTACGCTTTACGCGCCTTTTCCAGTTTCTCAGGCGTGTTGAACGTTAGCTTAGGACCAAATCCACGCTTTTCAGATTTAACTGTTTCAGCTGCTTTGGATTGACGAGCAAGTCGTGAAGTTTCTGCTGAAGATTCGTCAGGCGCAGAAGCCTTTGGTGCTTTTGGTTTTGCAAGGTCAGTCGTATATTTCTTGCCGCCAAACTCAAATGTTTTGTCACCAGAACGACGCGCTGCCGCAAATGCTTGCTTAAACGTTTTAGCTGTAAGCTCTTCGGACTTATCGCTTTCCTCAGAGCTTTCTTTGCCACCACCGTAGCCAATGTTTGGTGCGCGGCCGCTTGACATGTAGGCGCTGTCAGATTCCACGTCATCCGTGATGCGTTCAGGCGACTTCCTGCGACGCCCGATGTAGTCGCTACTCTCAGTCATGTCGGCAGTAGACTGCTCATTGTAAGAGCGCTCTGGATAGCTAGTTCTTACCGTTTCGCCGGAACCAGACTTTACTGGGTTGCCGTAACGGTCACGCAAAACGCCACCCTCTTGATATCGCTTGGCCTTTTTCTTCATAACACCCTCCGCTGCGACTCAATCAACTGATCTATCTTTGTCTCAAGTCGGTTGAATCTTTGATCAATATGGTCAGTGATACGGTCTACTTCTGCCTTGGTCACGTTATCCCGCGCAATCTCCTCACGAGTTCTGTTCAAAAGAATCGTGATACGCGCTAGCTCTGAGAACTTCTCATGCGCAATGTAAGCAAAAAGACCGGTGAACAGCGTCAGGCCGCCAGTCCAAACATATGTCATTTCCATGCTCAACACTTCCATTTTTCCAAATAATTAAGTAATTGTTTGGCTCGCTCGGAACTGTCATTTACGTTTCCAGCCGCTAAATTACATTTCCCACAAAGCAAATCACGTACTTCGCCAGTATTGTGATTGTGGTCTACGCAAGGACGATCTGCTTTATATCCATCAATTTGAAATTGAATTCCACAACAAGCACATTTGCCACCTTGCGCTAACAGCTTTTCTGCAAATTGCGCAGCCGTTATACCGTATTTTGCTGGTAAATTATATTTACGCACGTCAATACGCATACACACCCGACACGCATAACTTAACCCTGATTTTTGGTTTTTTGCTTTATTAAACTGTGAAGGCGGTTTGTACTCCCGACATTTGCTGCATCGGTAGTGTCCGTCCTCATTGGGGGTTTTAGCAACACGCCCCCAATCCCGTTTAACACTCAGCATTTCCACGTCCTTAAACTTTTATTAACCCGGCTATTCGGATCGTTCGCGGTCTTTGAAGAAGTCAGCTTTTTCTTTAAACCTGACATCCTGGCGCAGAACGACTTTTTCCTTGAGCCGCCTTCCGGCTGGGGAGGTTTCAAGTTCATGCCTTGCGCTTTCGCGGAGGCACGTCCCTTGGCGTTCAATCCACCTTTGGGATTCTTTCCCTCTTTCCTCTGCCATGCCGGAGACTTAGCCATGAAACACCGTTGCAGTTACCGATGCGCCACAACCCACAAAAATACCGTTAGGGCAGTAGATGCCTTCGCCGGGGATTAGTACAGGTAGGCCAATCGTATTAAAAGTATCGATCTCTAAAGCAATACTGCTATACATCGTGACATTACCGCTTGTGGTTGTGGTTGGCGTATCTGTACAAGTAAATGTATCGTCACCCGTCTTTGTGATTGTGTATGCCCCATCTCTCCCTGTACCAGACGTAAAGTCCAGAAATACCCGATCCCCAGTCTCAAGGCCGTGATTTGTAATAGTCACAGTAATGGTGGTGCTTGGACTCGTACGGCTGTATGTCCCAGACTTCTGCTGCGTTGGGTCGCATACACAAGTGTTTCTTGCAGACACAGTGGCGCTTGTCACCGTAATCGACTTTAGCCGCACAGGAATCTGCGTTACCAGCAGTCCTGTATTTGCTGCACGGGCGGACTTAACGTCTGTTTGCATCATGGTGCTACCCGTAGAAAATAGTCATTGTTACAGTGGTAGACGGCAACAAGCAAAACAGACCGCCCTGCGCAAGAATGCCTTCGCCCGGAATCAGCGTGTAGAACGCCGTACCCGAAGAACAATCCAGCTCAACAAGAACCTTCGGATACATCGTCACATTGCCGCTCGTGGTCAAACTTGCCGTGGTTACAGTAAACGTGTTCGTTGTTACGTTTGATACTTCATACGAATCGTCTACTGCTGTACCACTAGTAAAATCAAGTCCAACTCGGTCGCCGTTCGACAGCCCATGATTAGCGATAGTAACGGTGCAAGTCGTTGACCCCGGAATATCGTACGTACCCGACAAAGCCCCCTGCGTATCAACTACGCATGAGTTAAACGTCGTCGAAGTTGAAGGAGATATAACTACCCCCTTCAGCCGGACGCGATCCGCGTACGCAAGCGTCGAGCTTGTTGCGTGAAATGACTTTACGTCGTATTGCATCGCCATGACAGGCTCCTCAATTAGACGTTCTGCTGACCGGTCAGCGGATCTTGTACAAAATAAATCAGATAGCCACCAATGGTGCCAGCGCCAGAAGTATTGTCAGACGATGTGACATACGCCATCGAAGTAGTCGGCGTGCCAGTCACAACTGAACCAATCGAAGTCGTACCAGCAGCAGCGCTCAAAGCAAGTGCGAGCGTGCCGGCAGTGGTGCCAGAAGTGTAGCCAGTCGTGCCAAGGTTAACTGTCCCAGTGCCTGCATCGTTGATAGCAACAGATACGACAACTGCGCCCGCAGGCAGAATGAGATTAGGAGCGCCAGCAGCAGAAGATACAACAACGTTAGCGCCAGTAGCTGCGGCGTTAGCAATGTAAAACTCAGCGGCCATCAAGCCGGAGCCACAGTACGCGGTGCGAGTTTGATCGCCGCCGCCCGAACGCCAAATACTTTGGGTGGTAGAAAGTGCCATTTGAATTTTCCCTCATGCGGTTAGGTGCGACGATCTGCATGAAGTCAGGCCGGGAGCCTGTTCGATCGCACCGGATAAATCCCGGAATTACTGCCTTTATATACTACAAAAAAGGGGGCGTAAAGCCCCCTCTTCTTCTTACGCGCCTGGCGAACCAAACATGCCCAACGGATCACTAAATCCGAAGGAATAACGCTCACGAGACTTGTAACGAACGTTACCAGTATCGAAGTCACCGTCCATCGACTGCTGTAACGGAGTACGCACAAAGTGCTTCATACCGTTAGGCACGTCAGTGGTCAGGAACCATGCGTTCGTGTCGGTCAAGTAATGGTTGATCGTATAGCCTTCTGGGATCGAACCATTGTTCTTCAACGCGTTCACGTCGTTGTCGTTGGTGCCAACACGCAGTTCAGTTTCCAGCAGACGAGTTGCCACGAACTGCAATGCAGGCGGGACAACCAGTTTGCGGGGCTTGGCTGCAATCAGCAGATCACGTTCGTCAGTCCAAGCTGCGATTTGAATGACTGCGTTTTCCAACGAAGTTTCATTCAAGTCTGCTGGGGTTGACGGAGTGTTGCTGTTATAGCCACCAGATACCAGCGGGTGCTGAGTCGAGAACAGAGCAACGCCGTCGCCACCAGGGTAGCTGCTGGAGAAGCCATTGTTCAGAACCGCAGCTGCTTTAACCTGCTTGGTGTACGACATAGCACGAGCCAGCGCCTTGGTATAACGAGCCGACAGGCTGTCATACAGGTTATCTTCGATGGCCTCTTCGGTCAGCGAGAAACCCAGAGCGATGGTTTCGTGGTTGTATCGAGCAGTCCAAGCTTCCTGACCGTTGTCGTACGAGATCGCAGAACCTTCGTTCTTGACCGGTGCGGCACTAAAGCCAGACAGTTTGGTTTCTTCTTCGAAGGAACGCTCGGAAGTCTCAGTTTCGTAGATTTCCTTGTGCTCTTCGCCGTAGCGAGCATACTCCATG